TTTCTGGATATTCAATAAACAAGGTATTTAGCAGCTTAGATAGTCTTTTTGTTATAGTTAATAGATTTAACGAAGGGCTTGCAAACGACACTAAATTGCAAACGTTTTATAACATGGATTTAGGACAAGCATATACCCCAACAGGATCTAAGATTGACACCAATATGCTTGATGAATGCGTATGCGATCATCCAATGATTGAGCGAAGCGAAAATATATGTATAGCCGGTTTTGATGTTGGTTCCAAAATTCATGTTATTGTTGCTGAAATTATCAACGAAAAGTTGAAAATAATTTATATTCGAGAAATCTTGACAAAAGCCGACATAATAGATATAATTATAAGATATAAAATAAGGTGTTTTGTAATAGATGCTATGCCCGAAACCAGACTTTCAAGAAGTTTGTGCATGAGTTATCCGGGCGGCTTCATGGCATATTTTACGAGACAAAAAGTACCGACATCATTGAACGCCAAAGAAAAAATAATTAATAGTCAACGAACTACTGCGCTTGATGCAATCAAAGAAATGCTGATATTAAAACAAATAATGCTCCCTAAAAACGCAAAATCAATAAAAGATTTTTACGATCACATGACAGCAAGCACGAGAGTTTTTGTAGAAGACAAAAACGAATATATATGGACGGAAGGAAACAAGCCGGATCACTATTTCACCGCGATGGCTTATTTGATACTTGCAAGAAAAATACTAGCAATGGTAAAAAGATAATTATGATTAAAAATTAGAAAGGAAAAATAATGAGATTATTAAATTTATTCAAAAACAAAATAACCAAACTTCAAAAAGCCGCTATAGCCGATAGTGTTAGCAATTTACCTACTGACAAAAATGACACTCGGCGCGGGTATACAGTTTTTAGTTTAAGCGAATTATTAGATGTAACCGGAAAAACAAAACAAGGTAAAATAATAACCGGAAAATATCAGCAGCCATTATTCGCTTTAAGCGTTATGGAAAGAAATGATATATTCCGATTATGTGCTCCGGTTCTTGGTGTTGTAAGTGGGCGCATGAATAGAATAGCAGGTTTAAGCTGGAACATAATACCGGTGAAAGCCATGCAGGACAAGATAGTCGATAGATTTAAAGACGCCAAGAACATCTATGATGAATACGATGATCCCGAAAATATAAAGATGCAAATAGTGAGAAACAGAATATTTATTAACTTAAGACGAGAAATGCCGGAATTATTGCCAGGACTAAAAAATTTTGACGCGTCTCTTTTGAGATGGAAAAAGCGTGTTGATCAGGAAAAAGAAAACAGATCACAGGAAATTAGGGACTGGATGGAGGAACCAAACATTAATAACACATGGCAAGAATTTTCTAAAATGTGGGTTAAAGATTTAATGGTACACGGAGGAGCTGCAATTTATAAAGAAGCAGGAGATGTAACGCTAGAAAATTTTTATGTGTTGCCGGGGGGAACGGTGATGCCATTACGTTCGGAACATCCAGGTGGCATGAAAGCCTTTGTCCAATTACTTCCTACGTTTAGAGACACGCAAATATTTTTTAGCGACGAAATATGTTATTCTACATGGCTCCCGGATAGTGCCAGGAGTTACGGTACGGTTCCAATGGAGGCACTAATAAACAAAGTGGCTGAATATCTTTTTGTGGATAAAAAACTAGCAAACGAGGCTGACGGAACAAAACCGCCAGAAAAAATACTTGTCTTTGGAAATACAAGTCCTTTTGGGAGTTTGGATCAAGACATGACAACTCCTTTAAATCCGGACGAACAAAAAAAAATCGAAACAATAATAAACGAGGAACGTAAAAATGCGATACGAGTGTTGACTGGATATGGCAAGCCAATGGTGTTCGACTTAAGCCGTGAAAACATGATGCCGCTACTTACCGATAGACAAAAATCAATTTTAAAGGAAAGCATCGCGCTAGTGTTCAATACCACGCCAAATGAGTTGGGCTTTACCGGTTCCGAGGATGTAAGCGGACGTGCAACGAGCGAAAGCCAGGAACGCGTTGAGCACGGTAAGGGGATCATGCCGATTGTAGCGGAACTCGAAAACAAAATAAACAAAGAAATATTGCCATTCAGATATGGAACTCAATATAAATTAGAATACAGCGCAGGATTAAGCGAAACCGCGCAACTAGAAATGTATAGAAAAGAGCTAGAAATCGGAACACCTTACAATGAAATAAGAGAAATGAGAAATTTACCAAGACATCCGGATAAGGAATTTGACAAACCATTTGCAAAAGGCGGAGCACCACAGATGCCAATGCCAGAGGGTGGAGAATTAGCGGGGATAATATGAGCTGTAAATGTCAAGAATGTGGAAAACAATTTAAAGTTGATTTAAATATTCCTGATTATTTGTGGGAAATTATTAAGCCAATTGAAAAACCTAAAGGAGGTGGATTGTTGTGTGGTTCATGTATTATGAGTAGAATAGAATCAATTTCTAATTATGATTATTTTTATTTGGTAAAGGAAAAATAATGGATAAAAAATATGTATTTACATGGGAATATTTAATATGAATATCGAAATACTAAAAGAAACAGGTGCATTATTAGAAGGGCATTTTGAGTTGTCATCGGGGCTGCATTCAGATAAATATGTGCAGTGTGCTAAGTTATTGCAAACGTCTAAAAGTAAAGATATGTTAAATGATTTATTGAGTGAATGTTTATGGGATTTTGATAGTGGAAGACTATTAATTGAAAGACCAGATGTTGTTATTGGTGGAGCTTATGGCGGGATTAGATTTGCTTCATTAATAGCATGGAGATTTGCTTTTGATTTTAATGTTCGTGGTATATGGTGTGAAAGAGTGCCAGAGATTAAAATATGTCGTGTAAAATCAGAAAGAAGTTGTTATTCTTGTGAAAATATTGAAAGAGATGAATATAGTAAACGTACAGCATGTAAATATTCTAAACGTTGTTGTGGTGGGCATGACCTTAAAAAATTGGCTACTAAATGTAAGTATTATGAGTATGACAATCTTTCTACAATAGAAGAAGAACGTATAGTACCAGGCAAATTCCAACTTCGTAGAGGGTTTGAAATAAAAGAAAGAGAAAAAGTTCTTATAGCAGAAGATGTAACAACTACAGGAAAAAGTATTGGAGAAGTAGCTGAGTTGGTAAAGGAATGTGGCGGTGAAATTGTAGGGGCTATAAGCATAATTGATAGGAGGAAATTAAAAGATGATTTTCTTGCATATACATACAGCGTTAAAAATGATATAAGGCCATTCATTTCATTAATTCAATTAGACATTCAAACATGGAAGCCAGATAAGTGCCCTCTATGTAAAGATAGTAAAGCAATAAAATTAGGAAGTAAATAATTTAATATGGACAAGAAAGTTACGGCCAAACAGTTTAGAGAAATCACGGGAACTTTTGTGCAGGACCTGACCGCTTATTATAAAGTATTAGAAAGTGAAATACTAAAGAAATTATCGAATAGAAAACAGACGCCTTTATCGTTAATAAAATCAGTAAATGAATTATTGAAATAAAAGGAGAGAAAAATGCCAACAGTAAAGCCTGGTGAAAGCCAACAAGATTATGTAAGCAGATGTATTCCTATAGTGATGGATGAGGGAAAAACACGCGAGCAAGCAGCAGGAAAATGTTACGGTATGTATCAATCGCAAAAAGCAAAAAAAGAAGCACCAAAATTAGGAAGACCTAAAACGGATATTGAAAGATTGAAAGCTCATTTTGGAGACGATTGGAGAGAACATAGTGTGGACGAATTGCCACCGAGAGGAAGTAAAATAAAAGAAAATAGCGAAATGAAAAAGAACGCATTATTAAAAAGGATTGAAAAAGCTCGAAAAGTTTTGAAAACTGGAATTAAAGAAACACTTGGATTAAAAAAAGTAGAAAAACAAAAGAAAAGTGAAATATTTAATAATGATTTTGAGGAATATGGAAAACTGAACCAAGACAAAAAGAAAAAAACATCCGAAAAAGTCAGCAAACAAAAATCGCGACCTCCTAAAGCATGGTGGGATAACTGCGTTAGCACAGCCAAGAAATTTTCCGATGATCCCGATAAATTTTGCGGATGGATGTGGCATCATGGAAAAGAAGAAGGATTTGATCCCCAGAGAACTGCAATAGGCAAAAAAGAGCTTACTGAAAAAGCAATGAAAAATCTTAATATGATATACAAAAGAAATCAAAAAAAATAATGGCTAAATTTTATCTTGACAGAATTAAAAAAAAGTATGGCTATCGCGGTGAAAAGTTACGCGAATTAATGAATAAAATCATTGCCAATAATTCAGAAAATATTAATTTAACGGTTGCTAATTCATCTTATAAGAACTGGCAAAAGTCTCTTAAAAGAATGTCAACCGAAAAAAAACAATTTATACCGCCAAAGCCTGAAAAAATTATACCTAAAAAAAATGATATAATTAGAAAAGCAACTATCCAAGGTAAGTTAATTTCAGATACTTTACGTGATAGACTTAACGCGAATTTGAGAAAGACGCTGAAGGATTTTAAAACAAAAACAGGTGAAAGCGCGTACATAAGAAGACGTGGAGTAAAGGCCGGAACTATAAATCCGAAAGCGATACAGCATTTCGAGGCATCTATAAAAAAAACATTTACTAATTATGTCAAGAAAGACAAAAAATTAGCCATGCCTAAAAACATTCATACGATTGCAGTAACGGAAGTTCGGTCACTTATTGATGATATTAAGTTCAATTATGCAAGCAGAATAGAAAAAGAAAATCCAGAACTGAAAGCATATAAGCAGTGGATTCATAACAGGGCACTTTCCAAAAAACCACGTAGAGGACATCAACGACTCAATGGCCGAACGGTTTTGATGAAAACAAAATTTAAAGTGCCGAATGAAACAAGAGGCTTTGATTATATGGATCATCCGCATGATCCCAAGGCCCCGCCTGAGCAAGTTATCTCATGCAACTGTGACCTGAAAATATTTATGAAAAAAGACATAAAGAGCATTAGAAAAGATTTATCTAAAACAATACAGATTATTGAGAAAGTTAAGGAATATGTTGATCCGGGAACGCCCGGTGCAAAAAGAGGGCCTAAAGGTGGATGGTATATAGAAACGGAACAGCGGGAAAGGGAAAAGCCAGAGGAAAAGCCAGAGGAAAAGCCAGAAAGAAAACCAGACAAAAAGCCCAAAGAAGAAATATCAAAAATAAAAAGAACGCCAGAAGAGCAAAAAATTATTAATAATATAAAAGAATATGAAAAAGAATTGAGCAATTTAGACATTGAACATTCGGCAATTTATAACAAAAAAGGAGAAATAATATTTGAGAAAACAGGAACAAAAGACGCTATTCAATATAATGATGATGAATTAAAAAAAATAGAAAACGCTAAATATTTTACACACAATCACCCGGAATCGCAATCGTTTTCACCTCAAGACATTATATTTGCTTTACATCTCAATATAGGGGAAATGAGAATAACGTCCCAGAAATATGATTATATATTGAAGCCACCCAAAGAAGAAAAAAACAGAATAAAAAAAGAAGAAATAGAAACAACCTTTTATAATGATTATAAATATCAAAATAAAACTATAAGAAATAGATTTGAAACAAATATTGCCAACAGAAAAATGACTATTCAAGAAGCGGAAGATAATCATTTTCATGTCGTTTGGAAAGAATTATTTGAAGACCCAAGATATTCGGAATATATTTATGTTGGACTTAGATTTTAGCAAAGGATATACGCTGGATCGTACAAGTGCGAAAGAAATATATAGAAACAAGGAAATTAAAAAACCTATTGACGAAAAACCTAAATAATAATGGAAAACCTTAAAACTAGCTTAGAAATAACAGGGAAAATGAAAGTATTGGCCTTGAGGTACGCAACTATGCACAATGCTAAAATGCAAATTCAGCTTGATATTAATCCTAGAGTTAAGCATGTAGTATTCAAAAGACTTGACATAATGGAAAAAAACTAATATAATATAGTCAATTATTATTCCATAGCGGAGCACCCTCCCAAAAAAATAAGGGCCCGTTGTTGGACTGCCAAAAGCATTCCAGCGGCGGGCTTTTTATGTTTAAGGATTTAAAATGGAAACAAAACAAGAAAACGAAAAAGCAGTCAAAAAAGAAAAAGAAAACAATCGAATATCTTTCAAATTTCATCCACGAGGAAACATATATAAACATGAGCATGTAATTGAAAAAGAAGAGAATGGCAAGAAAAGAAGATATTTAGCCGGCATAACAAGCGGTATTAAAATTGACGGGCATAAGGAAAAAATGACTGAAAATTGCATTAAGTCCTTTATGGAGCAAGCTAATTCTGGAAACATACTTTTATACCCAGACGTACACGGAATAAGGCAGACCGAAGATATAGGGAAATTAGTTTCCGCCAAGACACTTTCCAATAACGATTGGTATACAGAATACAGATTATATGACAAAGACGACGGAATAGGTGCGGTAAAACTAGAACGTTGTGATGATATGTGGAAACAGATAAACGGACTTCCGCCATATACACGAAACGGAAAACCGGCGCCTAAACAAAAGGGGTTTTCGGTTGAAGGAGTTGTAGAGGATAAAGATATAATCATGTCATCTGATGGTGTAACCGAAAGAATAATTAATAACGTCAATTTAGATGGAGTTGTTGTTGTTCCGCGCCCTGCTTATCTTTCAAGCATAGCGCATAGTTGTTATAAAGCACTTGGGGAAAAAACTCCGTATAAAATTCATAAAGACAAAATAAGAAAAAACATTGACATTATTTTTAAAGATAAACTTCACGAAAGCGAAATAGAAAAGAATTTTTATCAAAAACGCGAGGATTTGCTTGACGTATTAGACGAAACCGTTGAAGAAATAATGAAAAGTAACGAAAACGATAAAAAAACAAAACTAGAAGTTCTTTTCAACACATTTAAAGGTGAGATGATACCACTTATACTTGCTTCAAATCATTGTTTCACGGGTGACACAATTATTGAATCGCAAGAAACGGTATATAATTATAAGTCGAAAACCGATAAACTCTTAAAAGAGCTAAGTAGCAATGTTTCAAAATTATGTGATTCATTCAAAAAAAAACAATGACGGAGGAAAAAATTGGATTTAACCAACGAACAACAAGGGATTTTAGCAAACATTTTAGCACAGCTAAAAGAGATAATGCAAATGCAGGCAGGTGAAGAAGAAACCACACCTGAAGATGTAGAAATGGCCGAAGAAACAGAAGATTACGAAATCGAAAAACAGGAAAACGAAAAAGAAAACGAAAAAGAAAACGAAAAAGAAAACGAAGAGGAAGTTGAAAAATCTGACGAGGGTACACACGGTGATGACAAAGCCGAAGATCGTGTAGAAGACTTGCCAAAAGAAACAAAAGAAAATGTGGATGAAGTGTCTAAAGCAATAATTACTTTGGCTAAAATGGCACAAGGAAAAATTCAGAAAAAGAAACCAAGCAAAACCGATACGGTTCTTAAGGCAATTGAAGACCTTATTAAGGTAAACAAAGGCCTTGTGGTTGAAAACTTGGAACAAAGAAATGTTCTTAATGAAATCCTAGAGGGATTGGGAATTAGCAATCAAATAACAAAATCGTTAAATGGAACTACCATTAAAAAAAGCAAACCTAATATCATAGATAATTCTGACAAAACCGCAATGTTAGAACATTTGAGAAAAGAGTTGGGTTTAGAAAAAAAAGAAGAAAAAGAAAATTATAACGGAAATTCTGGAAAAGCGAGAGGCCTTATAGCCAAAGCGATGCCAGGAATTTTCCGTAAAGATTTAGTATAAGGAGGAAAAAATTGGATTTAATTCAACAATATAACAAATATGGAGCAACTAAAAAGCTAATCACTAAAGCGTTGAATTCTGCGACCGGTGTTGGTGAAGCTCTAATTCCGCAACATTTAGAGCAAATTATAACCAATACAATCGTTAGATTATCTCCGGAATTAGCTATGCTGACTCCTAAATATGATGCTCAAAAGCTTCACGAATTTAACAGATTGACCACACTTCCGAAGCAGGGCGGAGCAATGGGTGAAGGCGCGACAACGCCTACTCGAAACGCCGTTTTTGCAAGAGCAAATGTGACTTTAAAGGTTATAAGAAGGAAAGGCGCGGTAACTAATTTTCTGCAAGATGCTTCTGCAAATGCTTATGATGCGTCTGCCGTGGAGATGGAATCTCACTTAACCTCACATGTTTATGATTTAATTAATTATACTTTGTATGGAAATGCCGCGAGCAATCAATACGAGTATAGCGGATTGGATCATTTTGTACTTACCAACAGGGGTAATCAAGCAGTTGGCGGAGGCGTTCCTACTGATTTAACATTTTTAGACAATATGATTGACAAAAATTTGGGAAAACAAGGAACAAAACATGCAAAAGCTTTTCTTATGTCTCCACAGATGCTGTCTAAAGTTTCAAGATTATTGACTAACGTGCGCTTGAATCAAGGATTAGCGGCTGGCGGAATGTCTCAGGTTGACATAAATGGCGGCTGGAGACTAAACGCTTATCGCGATATTCCTATTATTGTTTCTTCTGCGTGTAGACCAAAGGAAACGATGGGGACTGTAACACCAAGCACAGCAGCAACTGGCGGAACAATTCCGGATGACACATATTATTTTAGAATTTCAAAAGTTACTTACAATGGCGAGAGCATTTCCTGTGATGAAATTAGTCAAATAACTGCCGGTGGTGGCCTTTCAACAGTTACTTTGACTTTTGCCGCACAGACCGATGCCCTGAAATTTAAGATATATTGCAGTGATGCGACTGGAACTGAGGTACTGGTAAGAGTTATTCCTAACGCAACTTATGATGCAAACGGCACTTTTACCGTAAGTTCTGCTATGTCAATTACTAACGGTACAATTAATAGCGATGCTAATGGCGATATTACAAGCATAGTGTTGACTACCAATCCTACGACTGCACTTGCAGCCGAAGTTCCTACTGGAATGCAATCTGATGTACCGTTTACAACTGATATTAGCGCAGGCGCCAATCCCGAAGAATATATATTTTTGTGGGATTTGGACGAGTTCCAGGGGATAGGCAGAATGCCATATACCAATCGAGGCGGAGCAAGATTTAACGGGTTAGTGACCATTGAACAATTAGCGCGTACAGATGATGATATTCCGTTTCTCATTAAAAGCTATTGTGCACTAGCAGATAGTTTTGAGCAAACATGCGTAATTGAAAGAGGATACAAAGTCAGCTAATGCCGGTATTAAGCCAAAAAGAATACAATAAAATTAAACAGAAACAAGAAGACACTCATAAAACGGTGTCTTCTGTTTCTGAAAATAAAGAAAAACAAAAAAAATTATATATTTTTTTTCATCCCGATAATCCCGCAAATGAATATCTGGACGATGTAAAATATTATGTTTCTGTAGACAACGAAAAGAAAGAATTAAGAATTGAAAACGGATGCATAAAAACAGAAGACGAAAGGATAGCTGATATTTTATTAAGGAAGGGATTTGTAAAGGTAAGAGAGGAAACAAATGGCAATATCAGAAGGTGAAGCAAACGCAATAAATAATCAGAATCCATATAATCAAAATTTGAAATTAGGGACACAGATCAGAGATTTGCAATTGCAAAAAGAAGAACTAATTAAAAACAATGCTATTCTTAAAAAAATAGTAAAAGATTTGCGTATGCAAACGGAAACCAAGGAGGACAAACTAGATGATAGAAAAACAAAAATTGAAATTAAAGATGGAAGCACTGGAAAAGAAAAACAAGCAAAGCGAAACGAAAGACGAAGTGAAAAGCGAAAAGAAAAAGAGTAGTGTTTCCGTAAAAGATAAAGGAGGCAAAAAGTGAATCAAGGACAAGTCGATCTTTTGAATAGCGCCTTACCTGCCAATCAAGTGTCAGACCTCGGCGGCAATCTAAAAAAAGCTCTTGATCAGTTTAACGTAAGAGATCACGATCTTGTTAGATATGTTGATAAATCAGTAACTAACACAGGAAATGGCAAAACACGATCAACAGCATTTAAAAGGTTTTATGAGGGAATTGAATGGCTAAATTCAAACTCAGGAAAAGGAGCGACGTTAATTGTTATACCTGGATTTTATATTGAGGCAGCTTCAAATATTGCTGCTTTATCGGCAAGCGATTGCATGATAAAAGGAATTGGAAATCCAGATGATACTGTTATTTTTGGTAGTGGCACAGACGACACAGTAGACGCAGCGACAGACGATCTTTTGACGGTATCGGGCGGAAACAATGTTATAGACGGACTTTCGTTGTTTGTTTATAAGAACACAAAAAGCGCACTTTTAACGGATGATACCGGCGGCGGATATGCGGGAAGTTTCAATCTGTTTTCAAGATTGTTCTTCTCGAGACAAGCTGCGGATGGTCAAAAATATGGCGTTAATATGCAGGGCGGGAACTATAACACATTTCTAAATTGTTGGTGGACAGGTTCTTGCAAAGATGCAGGTGTTTATATAGCAAGCAATGCCGGAAATCCTTCATATAACAGATTTTTGAATTGTTGGTTTAATGGCACGGGTACTGATGGCATTTTGATTGGCGCAAGTGCTGCTTATAATCATCTTGTAAGCGAATGTATTTTTCAGGCCGGTTCTTATCCAACAGGCGGTGCGGATAGTATGACCAATGGCGTGCATGTTAATGCGAGTTGTACGGCAGGTGATATTATTGTCGCAAATTCTATTTTTAGTCAGGCGGCCGCAGCGGCATTAAAAGACGCTAGCGGCGGAACATTTTCCTATTTAGATAGGAATAATTCTACAGGTTAAGGGGGTTAGATATGCCATCACGTGATAGTGAAGACAAAGTACCTGCCATAGATGCGGCGACTAATAGTCATGTTGCAGATGTAGTAGGTAATAAAAGTGATACAGTGGGCGGCGATTCGTTAGTCGCTCATGCAAAAATTAATGCGGCAGCTATAGCCGCAGAATCGGCAGAAGTTACGGCGATTAAAGCGGTGACCGATGTCATTCCAGATGCAGGAGCTATGACATCGATTGCTCAAGATGCTACTGTGGCTAAGGACGCTACCGTAGCAAAAGAGGCAACTCTTGGAAGTCCGGCAGGTGCGGACATGTCTACGGATATAGCAGCACTTCAAGTCGATTCAACAGCTATAAAGGCTGTAACGGATGTTATTCCGGATGCCGGAGCAATGACTTCAATTGCTCAGGAAGCTACTTTAGGTTCTCCTGCCGGAGCTGATATGTCCACTGACATTGCGGCTATTCAAACAGATGCTACCGCTATAAAAGCAGTAACAGATGTATTGCAGCCCTGGCGAAGAACCATTAAAGATAGTGTAGATTTAACAGTTGGCACTTCTGATAATTTATTTACAGTAACTGGTGAAGTCGAATGTTATATTTATGTGAATATTACGACTGAAATTGCCAGAGCTGCTGGGGCGGTTACGATGGAAGTGGGCACGTCCGATGATACCGATTTGATTGTACCTACGGTTACAGATTGCCGTGGCGCAGTTGGCGACGTTTTTGGTGGCACAGATGCCGCTGCCAACATAAACACTAGAGGAAATATTTGTGTAGTTTCCGGTGCTGCCGGAACTAATAATATAGTGCTTACAATTGATAACGCTTGTGATACAGGTGTCGTTAGCGCGTTTTGTATTTGGCGAGCACTTTCAACAGATGGTGCAGTAGCAGCAGCATAAAAACTACTAATCTCAGGGGGCAAGAGCCCCCTTTTTTTAATATAATAAATGGAGGACTTTAATGGCTTACAAGGAAATGAAAGTAGCCAACACTAAAGAAGGCGGAATAAAAAGTTTTGCTTTTGAGTATGAAGTTTCTTTAGCAAGCGTAACAACTAGTGATTGGATATTAATTCCAGATGACGTTAAGGCAATACAAATGACATTAAGTGTTGGTGGTGGCGGAAAAGGAAAAGTGCAATTTTCTACTGATAATGTAGATACAGTCAAAACTGGATCGCCTATTGCAATAGATTGGCCAGCAGGTGAAGTTGCAGTAAATACGGCTGATAGTGCAAAACCAGCTACCGCATTTAGACTCAATCAAACTTTTGCCGGTACAACTAAATTAACATTAAGAGCACAATAGGAGAAAACCATGAGTGATAGAGGTGTTTTTGATAGTGCCTTAATAACTTTGCTTTCGCCTTTAAGTTATCAAGGTACTTGGAATGCGAATACAAATACACCAACCCTAGCAAGTGGGGTTGGAACAAAAGGATATGTTTATGTAGTATCTGTTGCCGGCAATACAAATTTAGACGGCATTACTGATTGGGAAGTATCCGATTGGGCTGTATTTAATGGTACAGCATGGCAAAAAGTAGATAATAGCGAAAAGAATCTAGGCGCGATCGAAGTTTTAATAGACGGTAACAGTTTTCCAATTACTACCGGATTAAAAGGTTATAGGGAAGTTCCCTTTAATTGTAGTATAGTTGGTGTGAGATTATTAGCAGATCAATCTACAACTACAGTAGTTGATATATGGAAAGACACTTACGCAAATTATCCACCTACTGATGCGGACACAATAACCGGCGGGAACGAACCTACAATAACCGCAGCAATTAAGATGGAAGACACCACGCTAACGAGCTGGACAACAGCCTTAACAAAAGGAGATATTTTGGGATTTAATATAGATTCTAACAACAATGCACAAAAATTAAATGTGATTTTGGATGTTGTTAAAACATAGAGGACATTATGGCGGCTAATGTTTGGAATAATCTTGGAGGAGATGGCTTGGCTTCAACTGCTGGAAATTGGAGTTTAGGACATTCTCCGCAAGCTACAGATGATATTATTTTTGATAATACAAGTGTTGTAAATTGCAGGTGGGATGTTTCTGTTACAATAAATTCTTTAGACGCTCAAGCTATTTATACTGGACATTTAGATTTTAGTCAAGATAATAACGATCTTAATATTACTGGAAATTTTACACTTGATTGTACTACAGTTTCAATGGGAAGTGGAACATTTACTTTTGGGGGTGATTTTGATAATGATGATGTTAATACATGGAATAAGGGAACTGCGACTATTGTTGCGGGAACTGATGGCTGTACTGTTCATGGGAGTTGGTCAAATCAGATATATAGTTTTACTGTTAATTCAGGAATAACTTGTACACAAGATGGTGCAGGTAAACTGTTTGATGTTGATTACGATTTGACTATTTATGGCACATTTACGATAAATGAGGGTTGCAGATGTACAGGTTCGCTTAGAGTCAAAAGTGGTGGCAAAATAGATGGTAGCGGCTATATGCAAATGGCATATTGTAGTGCAGGTCAAGGACTAGTTGAACAAGCCGGGCCGATAGAATGCACTGCTTTTTATTGGACAAACATGAGTAACACAAACGTTATTATGGTTCCATGTACGCTAGATGTAACAAACTTTAAAATATATACACAACATACTATATCAAATCACCTTATATTTTCCGCAGGAACATATAATTTCAATTGTAATGTCGAATTAGAAACCACGAAAACTATTGATGTTGATTGGAATGCTGCAACTAATAACCCAGATATAAATATTGCTGGAAATTTTATTACTGATAAACAAAGTACAGGAGCTATTAATATAAATATGGGGTCTGGAACTACTACTATAAGCGGTGGCACTATCACGTTTGTAGGTTCTACTGTTACCAAAGGAACATCTACATTAAAACTCACTGGAACGACAAATATTTTCTGGCCTACTGACGATCTTCATAATATTGAAATAGATACAACAGGAAATGTTACATTAAATGCAGGTTCGCCAACTAATTGTGATTGGACAAATAATTTTGTTTGTAATGGAACTTTTGTGACTCCTCTTGGATTAAAATGTAGAGGGCGTGGTGTTGGGACTGTTACAGTAGGAGCAAGCGGCTCATTAACAGGCGGCGGAATATTTCAAGTTAAAAATCATAATATTAATAACAGTGCAGGCGGGACTATTGACGTTGCTAATTTAAAAGCTTATGTGGATTTACCAGCCAGTACGACGACAAAAAGTTTTCTTGGTTCTTGTGATAGTGCCACTTTAGAATTTAGAGGCAATCCCAATAATGGAGTTACTCATACATGGAGATTTGGAAGCAATGCAACATTTACCGGAAACGTAAGCCATTCAGTTGAACCAACTTATGTAGGAACAGTAGGAATTGATCATTCTACCAATAACTCAAATATAACATATCAAGGCGATGTAACATTAACTGAAAATTCAGGAAGTATTTCATATTCAAAAGGAACAGGGACAATAACTGTAAATGGTGCTGGTGATCAAACATTTACAGTTCTTAATAAAGATTTAGAAACGATAGATGTTGACAAGGCTTCTGGCGCATTGATTTTTGCAGATGCTTTTACGAGCACAAAATTAAAACTAACACAGGGTGAATGTCAGATGAAAGAAGGTGTCGCATCTACTTTTACAGATTTTGAAGCTGCAAGTGCTACTATATTAAAAAGTGCTAGTGATGGCAATCAAGCAATTTTTGCACTCACCAACTCTGTAGCTGTTAATGGTGTATCATTTAAAGATTTGGCAAGAACAGTAGCAGGCGCAAGAATAAATGGTAAAGATAGCAATACAAATCTTGGAAACATAAAAGGAGATAGCGTCGTATTTAATGACGTTATGATAGCAGCTTAATGGCTTTACCAACAGCAACAGACGTATACGAATATCTGGAAGGTTTTGGCATAGACAATACTGATATAAGCTCGCAATGGATTGACAAAAGAATTACAAATAATGTCGTGCCATATATTGAGGAGACAATAAGGCAGTCTTTAGATAGCGAAACCGAATACGAGGAATATTTAAGCGGAAACGGAAACGATACTTTGGTATTGAGTCGCCGTCCGGTTATTGCCGTTTTATCGTTACGGCTTGTTCAAACACTAGAGATAGAATATTCCATAAGTTTGACAGCCATTGAATTGATAGCTGCCGCGGGAATCATAAAAAGCATAAGAAGTTTTGACACAGCTTTATATCAAAGGCCATTATTTCCAAGGGGCAACAAAAACATTTATGTTTCTTATACCGCAGGTTATGCGACTATTCCGAATGATTTGAATGATGCAATTATAATGCTGGCTGCAGAAATGGCCTTGTCTTTAAAGGCAAACAGGACAGGTGGCGGAAATTTATCCGTCCAGAATTGGAATAGGCAATGGGGAGACATGGGAAAATACACTCACATACGGAATGATTTGAAAAGACAAGCACACTCGATATTAAAACGATATTTTACAGGAGTAGCAAGTACATAATGCCAAGTATAGCAGTAACAAACGAAAGAGATGGTGCGCTAATTGATGCAAAAAGCGTTGTCGATGAATACGGAGACGAAATAAAACTTATACTGCGTAACGAAGGCAATGTAACGCGCGGAAAATATGGGGGGATAAAAAGAAAAACAACTACAACAGAATACACA